TAGAGTTGGATGTGTGTAGCTTTGGTGTATAATAGTTAAAGTAATATTAGTAGGAAGTAAGAAGTGAAAGTGCTTAGTAAATATTGTATTTATGTTATGTGTTCGATACGTGACTATATGTTTTATTTATGTATTATAGTAATAGAGTTATTTTTTTTGTTTTTTTTTCAAGCAGAAGACGGCATACGAGATGTAGCCGTGACTGGAGGTCAGACGTGTGCTCTTCCGATCTAACTCATTGAAAAGAATTTTGAAAAACTTGAAACCATTGAAGCAAGATTGTACGAATTGAAAACAAATTAAAATGAGAACTTTTATTTTGATATTGGCTTTGTTGTTTTCACCATCAAGCGTGAATCCAAATCCAATTGAAAATAAAGGTATCACAGTGATGCAAATCAATGCTAAATGGAACAAACAAAACAACATCAATCTTGAAAATTTGATTGGTTGCAGAGTTCAATTTGCTTGGCTTGAGGATCAACCTCAATCGCTTAAAAAAGAAATTCAAACCGTTCCAGTTGTTGTGATATATAATGGCAACAAACCAGTGAGGCAATGGAGTGCGGATTTATCATTCAAGTTGGAGGTTGATTTGAATGAAATACAAAAAACAATTAACTCAATAAGATAGTAATGCCAACACAAAAGAATGGCATCCTTTCAAAACAAGTGAAAGCCAATTGGCAAGGTGCATTTGAAAACGAAATGCGTAAAGCGGAAAAGGCAATCATCGGATCGGTGCAAAGGTTTTATCAATCGGAATATGAAAAGGGTGTTGATGCATTCCTTCAACAAGGCACAATTGATGTGCAAGGGATATTCAAAGCGGAGGGTTTAAAAAAAATATATCAGCAACTTTATGTGCAAACGGGAATGAGGTTTGCCAATTGGTATGCAAGGAACTTTGATCGTTTTTTAAAAAAAGGAATTAACCCAAATCAATTTCAATCGGAATGGCAAAACCTATTCGGACAATACGCTCAACAAAATGCAGGTGCAAAGATTGTACTTGTGCAAGGAACTGCAAAGAAAACAATGCAGCGGATATTACGTGCAAATATGCAGGATCCTGCATTTGCAGCACTCGGAGCAAGGCAAAAGCGTGATGTGATATTGCGCCAAACAAACCTATATTCAAGGAATCAGGCACTCCGATTGGTGCGTACTGAAACAACCAATGCTGCGAATTATGGCACATTGCAATCCGCAACAACTATATTTCCCGCACAACAAATGATGAAACAATGGGTTTCAGGCAATGATGGGCGGACACGCTCCATTCCTCCAAATGATTTTGATCACGTTGTGATGAATGGTGTGCAAGTTAAATTTGAGGAAACATTCAGCGTTCAAGGGCAACAAATGCGACATCCTGCGGATTCATCATTGGGTGCATCAGCGGGAAACGTTGTGAATTGTAGATGCAGCGTGTTTCCATTCCCAATGGAGGAGGCACAAGCAATTGGTGAGTTTGAAAGTATTGGATTTGGTATTGGTGCGGTGCAACCAGTATTGGCGGGAACTGAAACGATTGCAGCAACACGACCATTCACAACACAAGCAACACAAGCAACAACCGCTGCGGTTGATTATTCAGCGTTTAGGGCAAAGAATGCAGCACAAGCGCAAAAGATTGCCAATGATTTGGGAATTAAAAACTTTGATTTCGATGGGTTGAATATGAATATCACGAATGAATATCTTGTTGGATCAGCAAAAATCAAGGATCGGTTTGGTTTTGTTTTGGACACACTTTCATCAGGAAAGGGATTGCGAAATATGGTTTACAACAATACGTTTGATGATTTATTTAGGCAATCAAAGGAGTTGCGTGATTTAGTTGAAAAATACGGAATGACTGTTGTTAAAAAGAAAATAAATTCAGCAATAAAATCAAGGTTTAAGTTTAGGAGTAGAGGAAAAACGAAAAATTTACTCAATGATCATGGTATTGCCAACTTTTCATTGTTTCCTGAAAGTAGATTTATTTCAATACAAGGTCAAATTTATAAATTTAATGTTGGTCAATACACTGGAATCAGGCATTCAATGGATTATAAGAACGTGCAAAGATTGATTGAAGCAATAAAAAATCAAAGATTGCGTGGTTTCTTTGCTCAAGGTGTTGATTCGGTTGAATATATTGTGATGCACGAATTCGGACACGCATTGGATCACGCAGTTGGATTTGCTAAAAGCAAAGTTTTTAAAGATCTATTAGCTAAATATAGGGCAAATGGGGATGATTGGGTTGCAAAAAATTTAAGTAGTTACGGAATTTCAGATATTTCAGATGATGCATCAGAGTTGATTGCAGAGGCATTTGCGGAATATATGACATCACCAAATCCAAGATTGATTGCACGTGAAGTTGGTGAAGCATTGGAAAAATACTTTAAACTAAATAAAAAGAATATGGATATAAGCGCACCAAAAAAACAAACTGAAATACCAAAACAAACAATTCCTTTCGTTTTATCACCGCAACAACTTAAAAAATATATTTAGTAAATTTGTACAAAATTGAATTAGTATGGCAATGATATACAAGGCATCACCAATGGGTGAAATTGCCGACATCGATGAAAAAATGGGAATCGTAAAAGGATACGGATCTTATTTTGGCAACAAGGATTCCGATGGGGATGTGATTGCAAAAGGAGCGTATCAAAAAACCATTCAGGAAAATGGTGAGCGTGTGCGTTACTTATGGCAACACAAAATGGATAAACCCATTGGAAAAATAAAAGAAATGTATGAGGATGACAAAGGATTGATGTTTGTCGCTGAAATACCAAAAACTACACTTGGCAATGATGCGCTTGAACTTATGAAAGCGGGAATTGTCACTGAAAATTCAGTTGGCATTTTGCCAATACAAAAACAAATGAAGGATGATTATCGTGAAATTACGGAAGTCAAACTTTATGAAATATCCGCAGTAACTTTGGCAGCCAATGATCAAGCAAAGATCCTTGATGTGAAAGGGAAAGTGGATATTGAAAACGAATTCAAGCGTTTCGATGCATTGGCAAAACTTATCCGCAAGGGAAAGATTTCCGATGAAATGGGATACGCTATTGAAGCTGAAATACTTAAATTAAAATCATTTTTTATTGATTTCACAAAGCCGACTGATGAAGTCACTTTGCCGAAAGAAACGAATGATGTTGATGTGTTCGCATACTTATCAAATAAATTTAATTAACAACCTTTTAAAAATTTTCAAAAATGAATGAAAATACAAAAGCGCAACTTGATCAACTTGGCGATTTAATCGATGCCAAACTTGAAAAGGCGCAAGGACAAGCGGTTGAATCCGCTACTGGGAAAGCTGATGAAATGCTAAAAAGCGAAATCAGCAACCTAACAACACAATTCAACGAGCGTATGGATGCAATGGAAGTTGCAAACAAAAAATCGTTTGAAGTTAGCACAAACGTATCTTTTAAAGGTGCTTTAACAAATGCCATCAATGATGGTGCTATTGAAGCAATCGCAAAAGGAAACGCAAGATCTGCATCATTTGAGGTAAAAGCTGATATGACTATCGCATCCGATTTCACTGGTGAGGTGATTCCTGCGGATAGAGTTGCAGGATACAAATTCGATCCAACACGTTCAACTCACATAAGAAACTTGATTCCACAAGGATCAACTTCATCTGATGTTGTACGTTTTGTGAAAGAATCTGGATATTCAAATGGTGCTGCAACCGCAGCCGAAGGAGCGACCATTGGTCAATCTGATTTCGATTTCACTGCATCTGATGCAAACGTTCGCAAGATTGCAACGTATTTCCGCATCAGTGAGGAAATGTTGGCGGATACTCCACAATTGACATCTTATCTTTCTGCTCGTGCGCCTGAAAAACTACTTTCAGTTGAGGATACACAAATCCTTTCAGGTAATGGATCTGCTCCAAACTTGAGCGGAATCATAACTGATGCAGCTGATTTTGATGTTTCATCTGGCGGTGCATTTTACCAATCAGTTGAGGCGGCAAATGAATTTGACGTTCTTATTGCTGCTCTTAACCAATTGGCATTGAGCAACTATGATGCGGATTACATTATGCTACATCCAACAGATTTCCATAAAATCCTATTATTGAAAGATAGCAACAACAGCTATTTGAAAGATCAGGTTTACGCTGGTTTACAACCTGCATTTATGGGTGTGCCAGTTGTGGTGAATACTGCAATCACTGCGGGAACTTTCCTATGTGGAAACTTCGGTGTTGGTACTCAACTTTGGGTGCGTGACAACGTTGGTGTTGAATTCTTCAGAGAAGATGGCACAAACGTACGTGATGGATTCGTAACTGTACGTGTATCTGAACGTATTGCATTGACAAACTACTTGCCAAATGCATTCGTAAATGGTACATTCTCAACTGCAAAAGCTGCACTTGAAACACCCTAATCAATAGGGCATTACAACCAACAAAAGGGGTGAGCATATTCGTTCACCTCTTTTTTTTTGCATTTTTTTTTGATTTTGTTTGGAGGGAAAGAATTTTTTCTTATATTTGTACCAACAAAACGAAACAATTATGAATTTTCAAGAAGTTAAAATTGGTCAGTATTTTTGCAAAAGTAATGGAGCACCAATGTTAAAAGTAAGTGAAACACAAGCAATTCAACAATCTCCAGATTTGGTTGGTGTGGATTTTCAAGAAGTACGATATCACACAAAACCTACAAATATGCGTCCAAATGATCATATTTATGGTGTACAAAATACTTCAAACTATTAAAACAAACATTATGAAAC